GGATCATCAAGAAGCGACTGCCGTCACTTCTTCCTGGCCGTGTAGTAGGTCCTACTGGGTACCCCCACGAAAGTGGTTGTGCCCAGAAGTCCCATCGGCGTATGATTGGTGATCAGACTGCCATCTGGCAGGCAGTCTGGTCTGGTTTTGTTGCCAGTGGGGTGTCTCAACGCTATGGTTGTTGGGTATTCCGCAGGTGGGTAGCCTCCTGCGAGCCACGTGGTGCCGACTGGACATGCGACAAGGTGAAGGCCTTGTGCGTGTCCCTCCGTGACGTTTCCCTTACGGAGCGGGATGTCGCATACGTGACTGGAGTACCCAGGAACCTTCAGAGATGGCTCAGGGTTCTGGCGAGGGAGCACCCTCGGCGCGCATTGGCCTTCACCAAGTGCGCGCGGGCGTTGCCTAGGGCAACCCCGAAGAAAATCTCTGAAGGTTTGTACAACCATATGTGCAACATCGCGGAAGAGTTCGTAGTCTCCGACTCTTGTCAGTCGGACCTTGAGGACTACGTTGCAAACCTCTTCCGCGGTGCGTTGAGACCACGTTCTTGGGATTCTTATCCTTCGAGCAAGAACTCCGTTGCAGAGTCTACAGGACGCAACGGTGGTTACGATGGCTGGGCGTCCGACGTTGCCTTGCGATACGTCGGGCCTGGGCTGGTTCGCCGGCTCACCCATGTCGATCCGGACTTCGCTGTTATAGACCTCAGCGATGCCCGGTGTCGATCCACCGTTGCGGATCCTCTGTGGCGTAAACTTGAGCGGCAAGTGGAAGCCGGCCCAATGGGCGCGTTGGAATACTCTCATTTCTTGCAAGGGGTTGCAACCCTTGTTGGTCTGGAAGAAATGACCACCGCGTCCGAGTCGGGATCGAAAGTCGTCCATGTGGCGACTCCACTTGCCGAACAAGGCTCGAAGGTAAGAGTTATAACCGTCCCTCCAGCGTGTGTCTTTACCGCGGGAGACTGTCTGCGGCGGCGCTTGTTCCCTGTCCTCCAAAAGGTTGATCCACGTGTTCGTGTCTTTAGTGACAGCGTGGATGAGGAAGGTCAAATTGTTGACAAGCACCGGCGACCAGTCAAATTGCGTACAGGTGAGGCCTACCTTTCGGCCGACCTCACGAAGGCGACAGACGGGTTCGGACATGGTGCAGTTCAGGCCGTACTCCGCGGTCTGACTCGTGCAGGACTTGGTCGGTCCTGGGCGAAGTTGGCTGCCGACAGCCTTGGCGTCGGCGAACAGCGACACTATGTCCGTTACCGTTTGTCTGCCTTCCGCAATAAGACACACAGGAGGTTGATACGTGAGCGTTTTGGCCGTTGGTTGTCTCAGGACGGCAAGGAGGTGGAGATACCCATGAACCGGGGTATTCTGATGGGGACCCCCCTGTCCTTCACTTTCTTGTCGATAATCAACGGCTGGTGTGCAAGTCCACTCGGCCCTAAGACGCGCATCTGCGGAGATGACGTCGTAGCGGTATGCACACCCCCACGTATTAACCACTATGGCGAGAGAGTCGCCATGGTGGGCTCTGGACTGCATAAGGCTAAGACCTTTTACGGGACCCGCGGCTTCACGTTCTGTGAAGTGTTTGGCCTCGTGCGTGGTGGACGCACGTGGTTCTACAATCCCGCTAGCCTTAAGCAGTTCCAGAGAGACGGTTATGGCTGTATGGACCAATGGGGTTCCGATTCGCGGCAGTGGCCCGCACTGCGGCGAATTCCAAAGGTCCTGAACAAGCATGTGCGAGCCAAGGCTCGCAGGCTTGGGCGTCCTCCAGAGCTTCCGTGCGCTCTGGGTGGTCTTGGCCATCCCGGGAAAGGGATGCGCTCGATACCCAAGCCTGTTCGTGCTAGCTTGTTCACTCTCCTCGATACGGCGGAGATGGACAGCCTCAAGAACGTGACAAGGATTGATACCTTCTTCGCACCTTCCGACCCGCGGGAGTTTGTGCAGACACGGAATCAGGTCGCCAGCCTCTACGATCAGTTCGATCGTCGTGAGGTCCAAGGTGGGGTAGTACCCACTGAAGACGGAGCTGAGTTCGTGTCGTACGTTGAGCTCAATGCGCACGTGGCATCCACGGCGCATAAGGTGTATTGGCTTAACGGTGGAAGGTATCGCCCTTGTCTCCCAAAGACAATGAAACCAGGGAAGTTGAAATTGCCTATACCAGGCGACCGCCAGTTTTCCTCCAAGACGCCTTTGGCAAGCGTCGTTGCTTGTCTGAAGGAGGCAAGACGGTCGCATGGTATCATGCTTCCCACCAAATATGCGCTCGAG